ACACATGATTCCCGGAATCATCGCTTCTTCAGGAAACCTTGGCGGATGCACTCCGCATCAGATCATCGTTCGTCCGATCGCGGCCGTGGCTGTGACGGTTGGCGACATCGTCATGTTCGACCTTGTCGGCAACAACACGACCTACACCGACACCTCGACCTACGACGATCTCGACAACAAGAAGAACCCCTTCAATGTCGTTGTCCTCTCGACTGCGGCACTTGGAGAGGGCGGCATCTACGGCGTCGTGACGGAAGCCGCAGCAGCCGGAACTCGGTGCAAGGTCTGCATCGCTGGCATGGTCACCGCGAAGATCAACGGAACGACCACCATCGGAACGACCGTCCTCACCCCCGGCGCAGGCGTCCTTGTCCCAGCCGTCACCCTTGTCGGAACCGGAGTCGGCCTCGCTCTTGCCACCAATGCAAGCGGCGCGGCGAGCATCCGTGTTCTGTTCAACGGCTGGTCGTTCGGCTCGCAGGGAGCATGACCTGACAACTTCTACCGGGTGGCCGTGGGGAACCACGGCCACCCGCTTGCATGGCACTCAAATACGGGACGCTCAAGCAGCACATCCTCCTCGCGCTCGGCGGCCAACCGTCGATCGTGAGCGGTGTCTCGCAGGAACAGCGAGTCGCCGAGGTCGTCAATCAGGCTGGGCAGTACCTATTCTCCCGTCAATGGCGCTTCCGCGAGCGGACCGCTCGCCCCGTGCAGTTGACGGCGAATCAGGACTGGGCGCCGCTGCCTGACAATGCGGAGGAGATCGTCAGCCTCGTCGCGAAGGCCGGACTCGGCTGGCGCATCGAGATGACGACCCCGGACCAGATCGAACTGCTGCGGGCGAGCATGGCCCCGGCACTCAGCGACGGTGTGTACTACGCCGCGCTCTCCCGGCCTTGGATGGTCGGATCGACGACGACGCCGCTGACGCCGGGGACAGGACTCCCGGCGACACGGCTCGAACTCTACCCGACGCCGCGCGCGACCACTTCGGACGCGATCATCATCCGGTACCGCGCCGGATGGGATCCGGTGTCTGGCGAGTCCGGCTCGATCACTTCGAGCGACTACCTCATCGCGATCCCGCCATACTGCGAGGCTCTCCTGATCGCGTACTGCCGCGCATTCGCGATGGCGTACGAGGACGAGGGTCTTGCGGCGCGGCTCGTCGAGATCGACAATGGACCAATCTGGAACGCCGCTGCAATCAAGGACGGCTTGCAGCAGCGCGACCTCGGACGACTGCCGTCACAGCGCAGCGGGTCTTTCGTGGACAACCCGACGCGCTACCGCAGAGAGTTCACGCTTCCCCCGTCGCCATGACCATCGAGAACCTGCTCGCCGTCGCTGTTCCGCTCACCGTAATGCTCGGCCCGCTGTTCGCCGTGCTGTTCGGGATCTCGAACAGGCTGTCGAAGATCGAGCAGCGCCTTGAGGGCGATGGGAAGCGCACAGACGAGATCCTGCACAAGCACGACCGTCACATCCACGAGATCCGCAACTCGCTCCACAACATCAGCCTTCAGTTGGCCGTGCTGGAGCGAAACAACAAGGAGCAGAAGCATGACTGAGTTCATCCCGTCGTGGCGCACCACCGTTGCCGGAATCGGCGCCATCCTCGTCGCTGTCGGCGGCGCTCTGTCGGCGACCTTCGACAACGATCCGCTGACCGTCGCGGACTGGGCTGCCGTGGTCGCATCCGTGATCGCCGGGTTTGGTCTGCTCGCCGCCCGCGACAACAAGGTGTCGAGCGAGAAGGCCGGAGCGAAGTGAACGACGGATACGACGACTGGTACCCGGAGGCATCATGCTCGAACGGATCGTCGCCCAGATTGCTCTCGCGCTGTTCTCGTGGCTTGAGAAGCGCATCGAGCGTGGTTCCGTGGCGGTCGATCCTGATGGCGACGATGGGCGGCTTTCTCGCGCTGGTTCTCGGGTGCGCGAGTGGCTGCGGTCGCGCGGTGCTGATCCGCGAGACCGACCCGGTTCGGGCGGGTCCGTCGTTCAGGGGCCGGGTGTACACGCTGATCGAGAACGAGTGGCGTCTGACGCCGAACGAGGTTGAGATCCCGGAGGGGTGGTACATGGTTCCACCCTCCTTTGTCGAAGGGCCGCACGAATGACCGCGAAGATCCAGATCCGTCGAGACACGAGTGCAAACTGGGCAACGGCCCCGGTAGCCACGCTTGCCGCAGGCGAGATCGGCATCGACACGACCTTGAACCAGATCAAGATCGGAGATGGATCGACGATCTGGACCAGCCTTCGGTTCCTTGGCGGGACTCTTCCGGTCTTCTCATCCCCGGCGACGGACCTGAATGATGCGACGAACCGAGTTCAAGGCGTCTACAGATGGAGCGGGATCGCTGGCATCAGCAATGCTCCGTCTGCGCCCATCGACATCAAGACCGCCGATGGCGGACTCAACATGCTGGTGCTGGAGTTCGCATCCGGTCAGGTTCTTCAGAACCTCTGGACAGACAGCGATGGAACCCAGCCTCAGAAGTCGTATTCGCGCATGTACGACAGCGGGACTTGGCGGGCTTGGGTCGCCCAGAATGTCTGGGGCGTGAGCGCAACGGAAGGCGTCGAACTCACGGCAAAGAGCCTTACGCTCAAGGACACCGGGGCAAGCGCGCTTGTCGTGGATGGAACAACGACCATCAACGGACCGACGATTCTCGGAAACGCAAATGCCGACATCGTGACCGTGCAGGCGGGAACGGTGTCTGCTCCGATCATCACGACTACCGGAGACACCAATACGGGAGTCTACTTTCCAGCCGCAGACAAGATCGCGTTCACGGCTGGAGGCACGGCGCAACTGACTTTGGACTCGACGGCCGTTGTTCCCCAGAACTTCGCCGTGTTCCACAGCGGAGCCAACTTCAGCGGCAATGTGGATCTCGGGACGAACAACATCAAGGATGTCAAGGATGCTCTTGAAGCCCTTGACGCAATCCCGCTTGCACAGTTGTTCGGATACCAGCCTGTATCTCCATTCGCATATCCGAGTCAAAGCAGGCCGTTGCTCTCGTTCGGTAATCAGGCAGGAACGGCTCCGTCTCCGGTCACTACCTTTGATGCCGCAGCAGCGATTCAATGGAACACAAGGTTCGGGTCTGCGATCGTGACTCCTCGTCTGTGGCCTGACAATGGGCTTTGGATTGGAGTGGTGTTCATGTTCAACAGCACAAACGGGCTGTTCCAGATCAAGTTGTTCAATGAGGCAAGCCCGTGCAGCGCCGCTGTTGGCAATGCTACTGGCAACGACATCCTCGGCAGCGCACAGGAAACGACTAGGCATGTGTGGATCATGGCTCGAATCGGATGACGCACATCCAGATCCAACTTCCATTCGGCGGGTTCGTCGAGCAGAGCGCCTTCAGTCAGGTGCCGCCCGGAACGACGCTGTCCTGCCTGAATGTGATGCCGTCCGATGTGTGGAACGGACGGACGAGGATCGGAACTAGGAACGGGATCCTTCAGTACAACCTCGGCGATGTCCAGTTCATGGACACATTCCGCGCGTACATCGGAGGAACGCTCGTCGAGCGCATCATCTTCGTGCGCGGCGGCAAGGTGTACTGGAGCGATCCGAACTCGTCGCTCCCTGCAACGGAGTACCTGTATCCCGGACAGTCTTCCGCGCTGCTTGCGACGACTGGGCTTGTCGAGGGTGTCCAGTTCAACGAGTACTTCTACTTCGTGGATGGCATCTCGTATGTCAAGGTGCTTCTGACGGACACGACGACGGGAGCAAGCGTCTGGGGCAATCCAGCAGGAACACACAAGGGTCCGTATCACCTTGATCCGGTATCCAGCCCAAGCGGAAACCGTGCAACCCTGATCTGCCGATGGGGCGCCCGCGTCGTTCTCAGCGGGTTCAAGCAGACTCCGAATGTGTGGTATGCCTGCGCCCCGGACTTGGTTGCAGCGACAGGTTCAGGTGATGACGGGTGGGATGCATCTGAAGCCATCGGAGCAGTTGGTGCAGCCGTCTCGGCGGAGTACGGAACGCTTGGTGACCCGATCGTTGCGATCTTTCCGTTCGCGCAGAGCGGGCTGATGTTCGCCTGCACGAACTCGTTTGCGTTCCTCACCGGAGATCCGCTGTTCGAGACGAGCGGCGGAGAGGTGCAGATGGTCAGCCTGACCAACAGCATCGGCATCGCCGGAAGGCGCGCATGGTGCTTTGGTCAGGAGAAGAGCGCGTACATCCTTGCAAACGACGGCCTGTACTACTTGCAGGCCAACGACTTCAACTTCAACCGCGCAAACCGGATCTCCGCAGGGAAACTCGACTCGTTCTTCCTTCGGCTTGACTTCGGCACACCTGCCACCGGAGGATCCGGAATATTGGCCGGAGGAACTCTGCGTGGAGTCGGATCCGGAAGCGGATCGACGACGCAGATCGTTGATCAGGGATCCATTGTCGAGTCAATCCCAGAAACCATCGAGGTCGCAGGTAATGTTGCGGCGCTCATTGGCTCCCAGTCCGTAGGGTCGATCTTCCCATGCCTCTGCTGGGATCCAGACCGCGAGGGTGTGTGGATCTTCCTCTCGGTGTCAGGAATCGAAGAGGCAAGCGTCCACCTGTACTACGACGGTAAGACGAACTCGTTCTGGCCTCAGAGGTTCAGCGATCCGTTCTGCTATGCGCCGACGAGCGCCGTGTACACAGGTCCGAGCCGTACGGCCAGCGGGCGGCTATTCATGGGTGGAGGCCAGTCGATATCCATCCTTGATCGTGCCATTCCTGTCGGCATCGATGGCTGGACGAACGAGGAGGAGATGACCGAGGAGAAGCAGCGGGCGCAGTTTGTCCGCTCCAGCCTCACGGTCGGCCCGTTCATCGCTCCTCTGCCGTACAGGCTCATGCTGAACGAGATCCGCGTGGACATGGCGGACGACCAGTACGAGTTCCCGTACACCGACTACAGCCAGAAGCCAGTAATCATGGTCTCGACCGGAGAAACGGCCCAGTCGGCCGTAGGTCTTCAGACCGATGCCTTGTACGCGATCAACATCAATGCCATCGAGATCGCCTGCGGAAGCGCGCAACTTGCTCCGGCGAGTCCTCTGTATGATGGAGGAGGAGCATCGTCTTCCTCGCCAACAAACAGGATCGATGGTCGGTTTGCGATCCGCCCGTTCGGCGAATACCAGCAGAACGACATCTTCGCCAGCGGCTCGTCCCGCGTGTACGACGGACCGGGAGACTTCATCATCCGGTACGACACCGCGCTGACTCCGGATGCTTGGACGATCGAGCGGATCATCAGTACTGGCCCCACGGTCTACGAGGTCGAGTACAAGCAGGTCGTCGCCGACGAGGACGGGCTGAACAGCCTGATGGTCAGCGACATCCAGAACCCGATTGGCCGAGATCCTGACAATGCGAACATCTCTGGCGCGTCGTTCCCGACATCGCAGGTGTTCGAGATCGGCCAACTCGATCCGGGCCGCAACAACGCAAAGCGGTGCAGGATCAGGTCAGAGGCCATGTTTATGACGGTCGCCGCAGATGGCCGTCCTTGGTCCGTCGAGCGGATGTCTGCGGTGCTTGCTCAGGTCGGCAAGAGTAGGGGAGGTTCGTAATGGGATTCGCGATTGCAGCAATCGGCCTTGGTCTCATCGGAGCAGGCGCTACGGCGTCTGTTCTTGGTTCAAAGGCGCGCCGCGCTGCTCTTGAGGAGGCTGGTCAGGTTGCACTTGCCGAGTTCGAGGATCTCGCTGGTCAATACAAGACCAGATTCCGTGGCGCGATGGGCAAGTTCAAGGAAGACCGCGACAAGAACATGGCGCTGTACCGAGAGGAGATGGCTCGCACTCGCGAGGACTTCTCTCGGTACTTCGAGCAGGCTCGATCCGAGTACGCGACGGGGATGGAGCGCGCTCTTGGCGAGTACCGGACTGGCCGTGAATCGAGCATCGCGATGCTGCGCCAGACCGTCGCTCGCCAGCAGCAGGCCGCGACTGCCCGCAATGCGTTCACCGGACTCGGCCAGTCTTCTTTCGGTGCTGCCCGCGTCGAGGGCATCGGGATCCAAGGCGCTCTTCAGGAAGGCGCGATCCGCGAGCAGTATGCAGCGGGACTCTCGAATCTCGAAGCGCAGCGCGCCGCTGGCATGTCCACGCTTTCGACACAGATGGGTTCCGGTCTGTCTGCTCTCAGCCAGCAGCAGGCGAACACGCTGTCGAACATGTACCAGACCTACTCGACGAACCTTGCGATGTACCGACAGCAGGGAATTGCTGCGGAGTTTGGCCTGCGCGGTCAGGGCGTCTCGGCTGCCGTGCAGTTCCAAGGTCAGGCGGCTCAACTTGCGGGTGCTGGCCTGAACGCTGCGGGAAGCGCGATGGGTTCCATCGGCGGAGCGTTCCTCGGTGCCGGACTCGGAGGCATGGGAGGTGCTGCGGCTGGCGCGGGAACTGGCGCAATGAGTTCCATGCAGAATGTCAACCCGGCATCGCAAATGGCTGCGCCCGGTTCATATGCCGGAGCAGCGCAGCAGTACTTCGGAGGACAGGGATCGTTCCTCAACTACGGGATGAACTATGGATAAGCCACTTTTCTCACGCGACCAACTCCGCGACATCGGACTCGGAATCGGTCGCGGCTTCCAAGCGTACGACCCGAACAATCCGTTCGCTGGCGCTGGTGCTGCGTTGGAGGCGACGATCGCAAGCGGCATGACCCGCGACATGCGAGCCGAAGAGCGCAAGCAGCGTCTTGAGGATTTGGACCGTGCCGAGAAGGCGCTGGCCGAACGCGAGGAGCGCGCCGAACAGTCCATGAAGGACCGCGAGGGGCGCATCGAGGCGATGAGGGAGCGCGAGCGCAAGGCCGAGTCCGAGCAGCAACTCGAAACCGAGGAGACGGTCTACAAGCGCCAGCAGGCTCGCGAGAAGGAAAGCCGTGGGCAGTTCAAGTCGATTGCCGACGCCATGCGTGATTCCAAGCCTGTTTCCGAGTCGCCTTGGCAACAGGGATGGTGGAAGACCCTCGGCAAGTATGTCGAGACAACGAGCGGAAGGTCTCCTGTCAATGTGTACGATGTCGCTCCGGATCCGGCGCTTGACCGCGAGGAGTTCGATGTCGCCGATCCGCATCGCGGACAGCCGACCGAATACACACCGATGGGGAAGGTAGACCCGTCGTTCAAGGAACAGCAGCCGAAGAAGGCAAAGCGCACGGGCAGAAACTTTGATCGCTACACGCAGACTTGGTATGACTCAGAGGAGAGTGGGCGATGATCGACGGGACGACCGAGCAGCAGGTTCCAGAGCCTGTTTCCGCAGAGGCTGTATCCGGAGGGTCGTACATACCCCAGCAGCCCAGCGGTCCTTCCCCGGCCAATGTCTCGTCCCAGATGTCCGATGCCGAGGCGTTCGCGAGGCGCCTTGCCAAGGACTCGAAGGGACGAGCGTCCAATGTCAACGACTTCGATCTCACGATGTCGGGGATCGTGGACGGTGATCCTGTCGGCATGGAGACCTTCGATCTTGGGTTCTTCGAGGACGGCACCCCGGCTATCAAGATCAACGGCGCCGATGTGCCGATCCGCCACGATCAATGGATGGCCCTGCTGACGCAGCGCAACCGTACGCGCGAGCAGGTCAAGCAGCAGATGATGTTCGACATCGAGCGCGACCGCGCGAAGCAGGGAATCCAGCGGATTCTTGCGTCGGCGCCGAGCGTTCCTCCGCAACTCGGCAATCTGCTGATGACCATCGCCGACACCGATCCCGGCCTTGCGATGCGCGAGACATCGGACCTTCTGGCGTCGATGGCGAAGGACAACGGTCGGTCCCAGTCGAACAGGCTCGGATCGCTGCTGCAAGACTCTGCGGTCTCGTCCGTCGAGTCGATGCTGGAATCGACGGTATACGAGCCGAACCCGAACGGATACGGAGAGCCGATTCGGACCACGCCCATCCAGAAGCGCGTGTCTGAACTGTCGAAGGATCCGGATCAGCGCAAGAAGGTCTCTGCATACGCCTTGCAGAACTACCGATCGCTGATGCCTCCGAAGGGGTTCAAGGCGTCTCCGGAGATCAACGGCCAGCCTGTCGGCTTCCTCGACATCACGGCCATGCAGGGAGCCGACATCGGACCGCTTTCGCAGTTCGACATGCTCCGGCACCTCGCAGCCTACAGCGGCGTCTGGCCCGAGAGCGTCTCGTGGCAGGATCCTCCGGCGTTCAACCCGAACGCGCAGGTCAAGGTCAACCCTGCCGAGGTCGCCAAGTTCCGCGAGTACCTGACTCGTCTGGATGCTTGGGCGTCCCGCGCCCTGAAGTGGGACTACTCCAGCCCGCAGAGCATTGACATGATGATGCAGCAGTTGATCATGTCCAACGCCGCAAACGCATCGGCGCAGCAGGCGCAGCCCATGCAGCCGCAGGCCGCGCAGCCGATCGCAGCACCCGCACCGTCTGGTCTGGAAGACATCTGAGGAACATGATGAACACGCCTCCCATCACGAACATCGAGCAGTTCCGCCAGCAGGAGATCGAGCGGGCCAAGTCCGATCTTCTCAGCCGTGGCATCCGTCTCGATTCTCAGGAAGCATCGGACGCGATCGCTGCCGCGTCTGACGGAGCGACCGACCGTGCATGGGACTATGCGTACCAGATGAGCCTGAAGGGCATTCTGGCTAAGGGGATGAAGGGCGTCTACTTCGTCGAGAACGAAGCCGATGCTGCCAGTCTCGGTGGCGCATACCAGTTGGATCACGGTGGAGACGAGCAGGACCGTGTCAATGCCGACGAGTTCGCGCGCCTTCGAGCGGACCAGTTCACCAAGGGTCTGAAGCCCATCAAGTGGGACGAGTGGAAGCAGGCACAGGACCGTGGCGTTGCCAAGCCTGTGATCGATTCGTTCATCGGCAACGCACTCGTCGGCCTCGAAGGCATGGCTGGGTCTCTTGCCGCTGGCGGATACTCTCTGTGGGACACCTATGGCCCGAACGGCGCGATGTGGGACTCCGAAGGCGGTTCTGCGCGCGTCATGCAGCAGATGGCCGGAATGAAGCAGGCGCAGCAGATTGGCGCCGAGTTTGCTCGTGGAATGATCCTTGAAAAGGGTCTTTCTCAGGATTATGCAGAAGAGATTGCTGGTCCGGTTGGCAAGCCTGTGATGGCTTCCGAGCGTGTCGGTCCTCCGGCGATTGAGATTGGCGGCGTCTTCCGTGCTGGAGCATTCCTCACGGAGGAAGCAGGAAATGTCGGTCAGGCGCTCGCATCGATTCCGATGAGCGTTCCGTCGATGCTTGCACCGAACAAGGCCGTGCGAGCGATCGCGATGGCTCCGTTCGGCATCAGCGCATACGGAAGCGCCAAGCAGGAGCGTTGGAGCATCTACGAGGAGCAGGCGGCTCTCGCAGAGCAACTCGGCATCGAGCCTCCTCCCGTCCCCACGCTCGGCGAACTGGAAACATGGGGAGGAATCCACGCCGCATTCGAGGTCGGTTCCGAGTTTGCGGGCGACACGGCGCAGGTCGGCTTGATCAAGTTCGGACTCGGCAAGGGCAACGCCAAGATCCGGCGCGGACCCCAGAGTGTTCGCGACCTGCTGAACGGCCTTGCCGACAGCATGAACCGACGCCGTGGCCTGCTCGGTGTCGCAAAGGGAGCGACGGCCGTCGTCGGCGGAGGACTGACCGAAGGCGCGGAAGAGGTTGGCGCTCTGGTGGGAACTCAGGTGGCCGAGGGAGTCGAATACGCAAAGAACGCGCTGTTCGAGCGCAACAACGACTTCTGGACCGTTGACAGCAAGTTCTTCGACGCCGAGGCTGGACCGACTGGCCTGTACCTCGCCGACGATGTCCGCCATTCGTTCAAGGTCGGTTCGTACGCGGGAATCCTCATGGGAGGCGGAGCGCAGGCTGCTGGCTCCGTTCCGAAGGCGGCGCGATTCCTGCGAGACCGCGCCGAGGTGAAGCGCGGAACCGGGTTCGTCACCGAGGCCATGATGATGGCGCAGGAGTCGGACGCCAAGCAGCGCCTGCTCTCGCAGTCGGTGCAGACGAGCGGGACAACCGTCACCAGAAAAGCCACGGAAGCGTGGCAGCGCAACGCGATGCCTACGCGCGGCTCGGTCATGGCGATGGCCCATGTCGAGGAGATGGCGAACGGCAACCGCATGGTGATGTTCGTCGATCAGGCCGATGTCGATGTGACCTTGACCCCGGAGGTCAAGGAGCGCATGGAGCGTGTCGGAATCTCGACGAAGCACATCGGCGTCGTCAACGGAAAGCGCGTTTACGCTCCGGTGGGAGCGGTCCAGCAGGCCGAGGACTCGATCAACCAAGGCGAGATATCGGACCTCGTCGGTTCTCCGTTCAACAACTCCGGTAACCTGCTTGCCGGAATGGCCGTGCTAAAAAATGCCGCAGGCCAGATCGTCGAGTACTACCCGTACAGCAACCCGTCCGACATGACGGCAGCGGAGCCGGAGATCCGCGAAACGGCTCGCCGCCGTGGACTCACCCTGAGCATCGTGAACGACGGCTCTCGCGAGCGGTTTGCGGACATCGAGGCCCAGTTGCGGCGCCAGATGGATGCAGACGCTGTCGCTGCCGGGAAGCCGTTGAAGGAGCAGAAGGCGCTTCCGCGAGGCCAGAAGTCCCGTGGAATCCGCGCCCTGCGGACGGATGTCCAAGCAGGGGCGGCCCGGTCTGGGAAGAAGAGCGACCCGTTCTCGTCGCCGTATCTCACGAAGGACGAGATCGGTGACGCGACGAACGGCGATGTCCGCGTCACGGTCAGCCTTTCGGAGGTCGCCCCCGATGCCATGTCAGACGGTGAGCGGAACCTGATTCGCTCGACCGGGCAGCAGGCGACGATCCTCGATGGCAAGGTCGTGTTCTCGATCAAGCAGAAGGACGGAACCGTCAAGACGATCGAGAAGGCTCCGATGATGGACGGAGCGTATGTCTCGCAGGCGTCTCCGGACGGCGTGTTCCTCGTGCGCGAGAACGGCACGGCGATGACCGCGCGCAGCGCGTTCGCGATCTCCATGCACGAGACGCGCCACCGCACACTCTCCCGTTCTCCGGCCGGAGCGCGGTTCCTCGCCAGACTCCTCCAGATCGATCCCGTGTATGCGATGCGCGGAGGCGCGTCGTACATGCGCAGATTCGGCGCTGCGAACGGGATCACCGCTCTGGAAGGAATGAACGATGCGCAGGTGATCGCGTACTACCGTGGCCTTCACGAGGCTGCGAACGCGCTTCTGGCTGGCGTGGCGACCACCGAGCAGCAGCAGCAGGTCGAGCAGGCCGGAGGCTACGACGCCGCGCGGTCGCAGGTCCGCAGGTTCTCGGAAGAGAGCGTCACGACCACGGCGAACCGTGCTATGGGCCAAGCCACCCAGATGGCTGCCGAATGGGACGGCATCTACAAGGACGCGCAGGAAAGGTCGCTGCGTTCGTTCACTCGGTGGATGGCGAATGTCCTCGTTCGCAACGGCTTCGCTGGTCCTGAGGCGCAGCAGGCGCTGTACGAGATTCAGCAGCGGCTGCGCGGAGTTCGCGAGGAGGAGATCAAGATCCATCGTCGGTTCTCCGACCGAGTCTCGGAGTCCGTGAAGAAGGACATGGACGAGATCGCGCGCAAGGAGGCCGCGCGCGCCACCATGCAACAGGCAGGCGTTGCGACTGCACCCGCCCCGTCCGCAACACCATCGACGGGCGTTTCTACTCCTCCGGCCCCTCCGGCTCCTCCTGCTGGCGGTGTCTCCCCGTCTCTTCGCGATGGCGCGGGCGGCATCCCTGTCGCTCCAGTCGGCGGAGACGACGACAAGCGCAAGATCTCGAATGCGATCAGCACGATCGAGTCGATGACCGCAGATCCGCAGGCGTCTGGACTTGCTGCCAGCGCACTTGGCGCACTCGCCGAGGTCGTTCCGTACCTGACCAGCACCCTTGCGCAGGTCAGTTCCGGCGTCACCGCTCCGCAGCGCGCCCCGCTCGGACGGCGTCAGATCCCGGAGCAGATGCGCGATGTGGCCCAGCCCGCAGCCCAGCCTGTCTCGGAGACTGCGCAGCAGATCGAGGACACGGCCCGACGCCAGCGCAACGCACAGCAGGCGATGGCGATCATCAGGGGAGAGGCTCCGACCGAGCCAGTCGATCTCGGCACCGTCGCGCGCATCGAGCGCGCCCGGTCTCTGTACCAGACTCCGGAAGAGGAGATTTCGTACTCGCTGCCGGATCGTCCGGGCCGACAGGCTCCGAACGAGGACATTCGGTCCCTGCGCAACGAGTTCATGCGCTCGCGTGGCATCGAGCCTGAGCAGCGCATCGAGGACACCTACCCGCAGATCGACGAGGAGTTCGCCAAGAAGGTCGCTGACTGGCTGGAGAACACCCCGGTCAACTACGAAGACCCGGAGATGCTGCGCGCCTACGACCAGTTCGCGCAGGAGACCGTGGATCAGTACGAGTTCCTCCGCGAGCAGGGCTACGAGATGATCCCGTGGGCCGGGAAGGGCGAGCCATACGCCAACAGCGCCGACATGGTCGATGATGTGCGCAAGAACAAGCGCATCTTCTACTACAAGAGCGTCAATCCCGAGGAGTCGTCGTCGTTCGGTTCCGACCCTGCGGCCATGCAGGAACTTCTTCAGCGCAACCCGCTGCTGCGAGAGGCTGGCGGAACGGTCGATGACTCGAACGGTGATCCGTACACGCAGACGGTCAACGACATCTTCCGCGCGGTGCATGACATCTTTGGACATGCGGCAGAGGGCTACCAGTTCGGTCCTCGCGGCGAGGAGGGCGCCTACCGCAGCCATGCCGTGATGTTCTCGCCGCTCGCCCGCAGGGCGATGGGTACCGAGACGCGCGCCCAGAACTCGTGGGTGAACTACGGTCCGAATCGGCGCAACCCTGACGGGTCTGTCTGGGGCGAGCGCGATCCTCGGTACAAGAAGTGGCTTGCCGGGTTCAAGGAGGGCAAGAACTTTGGCCCACAGAAGCCGCTTGCGATGCCCGACGAACTGCTGTCCCTGTACTCGCAGCGCGAAGGAGATCAGGCGCAGATGTCGCTGCGACCTGTGGCGCAGGAAGACATGACTCCCACGATGAAGGTGTGGAGCCGTGGATCAAAGGTTGTTGATGAATCAGGATCCCTGATTCCCATGTACCACGGGACGGACGCCGACTTCGACACATTTAGGGCATCTGAGGGTGGATCGTATGGACCGGGTATCTACCTTGCGACGGATTCCGGCAGAGCCGGGAGGTATGCGGGAGAAGGGTTTGGTTCAAAGGTCATCCCTCTTGTCGCCAACATCAAGAACCCGCTCGTGGTTGATGCCGGGATTGGAGAGCAGTACATCCGAAAGGCGCTCGATGTCCTTGGCAAGGAGTTCAACGATTTTCAGCAGGACGAATATGGCGACATCAATCCAGCAGTCCATCAGGCGCTTCGCGATGCCGGATTCGATGGTGTCCATGTAAAGGCTGAAGACGGATACGACGCGATTGGCCGTTCTCGCGGTGACTTTTGGGTTGCCTTTGATCCGAATCAGGTCAAGGGATACTTCAACGCCAACCCGAGCGCATCCGACAATCGAATGATGTACTCGCAGCGCGCCGAGACTCCGGCCCAGAAGGCTCGGAAGACCAGCGCAGCGCAGCGTCGTCAGGAAGCGAAGATCGCGCGCGAGAAGGCTGCCGCTCAGAAGAAGGCTGCCGAGAAGCGAGGCAAGATCGTTCGCAAGGTCGCGCAAACCGGAGCGGCTCCGGCAATCTCCGTCAGCACGGCGCCTACTGCGGCACCGATGATCAATCCGAACATCATCGTCGGATCCGTGTCCAACGATCCGGAGTTCTCGCAGGACAAGGCGTATCAGCGCGCTCACGAGCGCATCCTCGACACGGCCACAAGCAACGAGTTTGCATTGAAAGTCGTGTCGCTTCTCGACACGATTCCGGGCATCTCTCCGCTCGCGTCGAAGAACATCAAGACGATTCTCGGAAACTACAACGGGGTCACCGAGCGCACCATGCGCATCGAGATTCCGGGCCTCTCGCACGAGCAGTCCGTGCAGGTCGCGAATCTCATCGGATCGCTGCTGCTGCAAGAGGCTGTTATCGTCACCAGCGAGGCAACCGAAGGTACCGCTCGTGCAGAGCAGGGCCACGCAGTTGCATTCCTCAAGGAAGACGGGTCCGCGCTTGACCAGAAGGTGCTGGCGGAAGTACTCTCCGATGCCGGGTTTGGCCTCGGAGGCGCATCAGAGATTCCCGGAAATGCAGGCGTCGTTTCGGTCTTCACGAACCGACCGAACAATCCGGTGACCAAGGCGCAGTTCGTGCGCACGGCATCGGACATCGCGAAGAAGCATGGTCTGGTGATTGAGGAAGCGAAGGTCCGATCGACCTACTCGAAGATTGGAGACGCCGATGTCTTGGGAAGAAAGCGAAGCCGAAATGGCAAAGTACGGAAGGTCTTGGACGCAGAATCCATCGTGGCTGCGTGGAGTCCTTGGATCGACGCTGCTGCCGTCGTCGTCGAGGAATACCGAGACGAAGGCTTCGACATCAACATCGAAGGATGGGTCGGAGAAGTCGCAGGCTCGGAAGCGGCCCCGGTCGTCGATGAACTCGTCCGCCGTCTCGCCGAGCGCGCAGCCCGAAACGCCAACGGACTCGACGCCCGCCTGAACCAGCGGTACGCCGGGAACATCCAGAACATCGAACCCGGCGCGAAGATCCCGGCAAAGACCAACAAGGACAACTACGGCGCCAGCGTCAATGCGCTTGACGCGATTCTAGAACGGAACCCCAAGCCGTTCGAGAGCGTCGAGTCGGCATCGAGGTTCTTCGTCGATCTCTTCGGCAGCCGGACCATTCCTCTGCTGCCGACCGCATTCATCGAGTCCGTGAGGAACGGGTTCGAGCGCATGAAGCGAGACCTGTCGCTCATCGAGGATGGCGGCCGTCTTACGATGAAGATGGTTGATGAAGCCATTCACGGCATGGAGATGGCTGCGAAACTCCGCGCCCTGTATGCGGCTGGAAAGGCTCTCCCGAAGCACACCGTCGCGCTCGCGATGTGGGGATTCATGTCTCGCGGAGTGTCGCCGCAGATTCAGGAAAGCCTGTTCCTCGATCTTGTGAACTACACGAACAAGTCGGGGCGCGGACTCGGGTACTTCGTGGACATCGCGATGAGTGGCGCGTGGTCCACCACCGTACACAACAAGGAGTGGGAGAACTGGGTCAGCGAGATGTTCGAGGAACTTGCGTTCGTGGACATCGATGCGCTCATCAATCCTGAGACTGGTGAACTCTCCGAGAAGAACGGATCTCCGGGAAGCGGTGCAAAGCACAACGCGAATGCGTTCGGCCGCAATTTCCTCGCGAACATCTCGCGCGTCGTGACTGTTGGCGGCGTCACGCTGTCCGGACTCCAACATTTCCACAATGCAATGGCGGATCCGAAGGTGACTGGCCGTGCGCTCCGCCGGATCTTCAACGCGCTCGGAGGCTCGCTCGGCATCGACAACAAGGTAGTCGGATTTGCTGCTCTCGTCGCTGGAAAGGACGACATCTCGGTCAACGACCGTGTGCGAATCAACGATCACTACAACCGAGACGGAAGAATCCCGAACATCTACGACGGGTTTACGAGCGGCTACGAGATTCTCCGTGAAGGTCAGGTCGTTGGTGAGACTTACATTCCGGCGCAGTTCCCAACCGACCTGTCGAGCCGCGAGGAATACGAAGCGTACTACGAGCAGGAGCAGGCGAAGGCGGAAGCCTCCGTCAAGAACCTTCTGGCGAAGGATCCGGAGGCCGCTGCCGCCGAGTTTGCAGCAGCGACTGCCGAGGCGAAGCGCAAGGCATCGGTGATCAGGAAGATCAAGAAGGACACGAAGGCTCCAGCAGAGATCCGCCAGCGTCTGATCGAGCAGGAGAATGCCGACATCCCGATTCCGGATCTGGAGCAGATCGACGACAAGAAGAAGCGTCTGGCGATCCTGAATGCCGCGATCAAGAGGTGGGCGAAGTCAAGCATCGAGATCGTCCCGATCAAGGTCGCTGGCCTTGCCACGCTGTTCAACGGCGTCCGTGGACTTGCCCTGTACGAGGCTGCGGAGAACACCATCAACCCGGCGGAAGTGTTCTCGACGCTCGCGAAGAAGCGTCCGGACATCCTCAAGTACATCAGCCACGGACTCGAGCATTGGATGAACTGGGTCGGTGCGTCCGGTCAGGAGGCGAGCCACAAGACGCTCGATGGCCTGATCGAGATGATCAACAACGGCCAGTCGCAGATCGCAGACATCTTCGCGAAGGAAGGCCGATACGACACATACATGTACGGTTCCGAGTACGGGTATGTGCGTGACGAATCCGGCAGGTTGAAGCCGGAGTACCGATACACGGTGAAGGACAAGACCTACCGCTTCGAGCCGAAGAAGTGGGCCGAGTTCATCACCAGCGTGGTCGGCTTCGACTACGCGGCCGACTACAACGCGAAGGAGAAGGCCCGTGCGAAGGCGGCCAAACTTCCAGCGCCCAAGGCCGTGAAGTTCTCAGTCACGAAGGACAGCAGCACGGGACAGGAACGAAAGACTCCGTGGACGCAGGACGCGCTCGTTGGGCAGAATGGCCTCGACGCGATCGAGAAGTTCGCGCAGCAGTTCTCTTCCGGAACGGTGATGAGCCTGCGGGAAGATCCGCTCGCGTTCACCAATGCGTACAAGAACGCGCTGATACTTTCCGGAGGAGAGCCGCGTCTGGGTGAGACGGAAGAGCAGATGATGGATCGGGCCATCTCGGAGA